CTCCATAACACATTAATGCTACATGATCGTGAAAATCATCATGTGGGTCGTATTCATATATATGATAATAAGCACATCTAATGTATAGGGAATTAGCGAAGCTGTTAATAAAAACAGTTAGAGGGTGACCGGAAGGGTTGGACCCGTTTATCTGGATGAATTCACCATTATATTCGTAAACGGGGTAACAAATTTCAGTGGCAATACCTTGCATGATTTTAATTTGATCCTCCGAATATCCCGCTTTCTTTGCCAAATTTATGAAAATCTGGAAAGCTGCTAAAGTCAAAGATGGCGGCATGGTTGTATCATAATCTTTATAATCACCTGCTACCATTCTATCCTCACCGAATTGAGTAACGTGTTGCGTAAATTTGGTCCACTCAGGACCATGAGCATTAATACCCACTGCGCATTCGAACAATTCAGAGTTATCCATGATCACTTTAGCAATAGGTAAAAAATATGTTCTAACTAACAACAGCCCAGGTAGAGGAGCTCCACACACTACTCTAACTTTGTTCTTTGTCAATTTGGTAGGTTCGTCTTTTAAACTAGCCCTCATGATCCAATAACACCGCTTACCTTCTAACAAAGTCGCTTCCGCTTTTTCAACCTCATATTTAACCCAATCTGGGCACTCTATGGGTTGACTAATACCATTACGGGGCGTGGACGATCTTGTAAGGAACTTATTCTTGGGTTGATTCCAAGGGTGTCCCATAGAAGTAGATAGATTTATAGAATCTATCCCTCGAACACCATCAGCCCCCGCCAAACAACTATCCCAACTTAATGGTGATACCCTATCTAAAGCTTTGTAATGGAGATTATCCATTATTTTATCTTCAAAGCTTTTGGTAGCTAACATGATCAGAGTGGGAGAAAAAGACTTAACATGTCCCATATTGTTAACATCATATCTCCATGGGTGGTAACTGTTCATATTGGGTGGGGGACCATGTTTGTTCGGAACTCCAAAGTATTTCTCTACCAAAGGTGATATTAAAGATGGTACAACTAACGATGAAAAATTTCTCCTAGGTCCATCATGGGCACCATAATTGATGACGGTGGCATCAGGATCCAAGAAGTTAGTAGGGCTCTTATCATGTATGCTATGTAAGAGTTTCACATTAGGATGATCACCTTGTGGTTCAAGTTTAAAATCGCCTGAATTTGCAGCTAAACATACTCCATAGCGATTCTCCAAGGCTAACAAACCTGCCCTAACTTCATCTTGGGTTATTGAGCAAGCTGCACCTTGTTTGGTACCGGTGTTACCTGCAAAATGAAAACCCAATATCCTAGGTGATATATCGTCTGATATTAAAACCGACATACACTGACCTAAAAATGTGGGATATTCTGTAATATAGGCATAACCTGAAGTTGTTATGGTGGAAGACGTAACGGTTTTAGGATGGGCTTTAACCCTCTGTAATCTAATACCGGCATTCTCATCCTTATATACTAGAGTCGCCCCACAGGCCTTCCCTCTTCGTATTAAAGGGAAATAATCTAACATGTTTTTATTGTCCCCACCATTAGGTACATATATCATCAACAATTCAGAATCAGGAATAGAATACATATGGACAGGTGACACTATACAAGAAAAATTACTACCAACTTTGGTGGGATCTCTGCGTATAAACGTCATTTTCACCTCCTCTAATGCTATAGCATGTTGATTGAGTATCCAAACATTACTACACACTGGGAAAATATTGGAAGCAAATTTCCTGCCTGTCTTATATTCTTCACATAAAACATACGCCAACACATTAGACACCTTGTGTACTAACTGTTGATGTGTGGTTGTCTTACAAGCTTCTGAGACAGGTATTGGTTCCAAATACGCTTTCTTCCACATATTAGGTCTTTGAACCTCATCTGGTTCCGGTGTTACGTATTCATTCCCATGATTAGTCATCTTCTTATACTTCCTGTAAATCTCCCTTACACTATATAGTGTTGCGACAGATATTACTCCATATCCCATGATCTTGATAACCTTTGCATTTTTGGATCTATCTTTCATGTGCATGTAGCTTAATGCATTTTGTAGTTTATCACAATTGGCAATAGCTTTTTCGCATCTTTCGTCACATTTAACTAATGTTATGTAGCTCCCTGCAAACAAAAAGGATAAAGAACCAATTATAGTCCAATACGCGATCATCCAATATAATCCCAAAGTAGAAGATATGAACCAATATACGTATCTTATGTCCCTCTTTTGGGATGTAAGATAGGTATATATACCACTCATACACAATTTCATAATGCACACAAAACGTCTAAACGCGAAAAGGTTCTTCCTGGACATAATCCAAGTGTCGATTTTTGACAACCTATCAAACACGTTAGCTTGGTTTTCAAAATCACCTATTGCCACATTATCACATATACAGAACTGCCTGTAATTCCCGCACGAGCACACAGGTACATCAAATATACTGGTGGATGTTGCCACCAACTTATCTTGTAACGTAAAGTGCTGTTTTGAAACAGTAGCTAAAAACTGCAACAAGACTGGCATGCGTATGTCGATTAATTTGCGACCTGCCCACATGACAGGTTTGTATCCAATAGCATCAGCTTTACCCTTATCTTGCTTTATCGGACACACTCTTTCAACTGTGAAACACCAACAGTCTGGGACGCCTTCTTGAACTTTACTGCCGTCCAACATGTCATTATCTTCCTGTTTGAAATCAGGATGAACCTTAACAGTTATGGTGTAATCAAATCGACGAGCTATAGACACAGGCTCGTTAGAATAATGATATGCCATGAGATCTTTCCTGTTCGTAGTACCTATAACAAATTTTGGTTTGATCATTACTGATCCTTTGGAATCCACATCCGCCTTAAGGCAGTTTTTGGGATCATTGTTTATAAAATCTATTATAAGTTGGCAATGGTTGCCCTCAGCCGCTTCGAAAGTGGCATTGGCTATATCATCTATAACCACACTGGTCACACTAGATGAGTAATCCGATTGGTACTTGTCACTAGCGTTCAGAGTGCATATGGAGTTACCCCCTGTGGGAAATCCG